TAGAATCAGGTATGGTTGGTAACATCGGGTTAAAACACCTAAGAGTTATCAAAGAAGATACCATCAAAAAATGGGATGACCTAGGTTTCTTAGAGGGACTTAACGGACATCAAAAAGATAACATCGCTCAGTTATATGAAAACCAAGCGTCTTATCTAATTAACGAAGCTGCTGTGTCTGACTCATCAGGTTCATTCGAAACAGTTGTTTTTCCAATCATTAGAAGAGTATTCTCTAAATTATTGGCAAACGATATCGTTTCTGTACAAGCTATGAACTTACCAATTGGTAAATTGTTCTACTTTGTACCTAAAATTGCGGAAAGAACTACTGGTAGTACTAAAGGTCATACAGCACCTTACAAGTCACCAGGTCAAGACGTAAACGGAGATTTCACAGGGACTAACCTTTATGATAGATTTTATGAAGAAGGTGATGACGCTGCTGAAGGTATGTATGATTACTCAAAAGGTTCGTATGAAGAAAAAGAGTTAGCGGGAGCTAAAATTGTAGTATTTAACGAAGGTGTACCTGAATTAGCAGATAATATGTCAGCAGGATTACAATCAAGTGTAATTGTTAAGTTTGGAGGGTTCTCTAAATTAGGATCAGGTAAACTTGCGGGACCTAACGGTAACGAAATGGACACTGAAGAATTTTTGGCATCATTAGATATCAAAGTAGCTGGTACGGCTGCTGCTATTGGTACTGGGGCATTACCTTTTAACGTTGTAACTCAGAAATACGGAAGTGGTATTGTTGAGTACGGTGGTAAAGGACAAGGTGCAGCAGGTGGACAATATCCAGATATCGTTGATAAAGATGGAGATATCTACTTACAGATAGATCTTGAACAGTATTCAGGGTCAGGTTTTACAAAATTTGACGCACAAGGATCTGAATTGGCAACTGACTTCACGGGAACTTACAGACAATACGCTACATTAGAATTCGAAGATGAAATCGGAGAAGTATCTTTCGATTTAGATTCTGTAACAGTTTCTGTTACTGAAAGAAAACTAAGAGCTAGCTGGTCTCCTGAATTGGCTCAGGATGTATCTGCTTTCCATAACATCGACGCTGAGGCTGAGTTAACAGCATTGTTATCTGAGCAAATCGCGGCTGAGGTTGATAGAGAGATCTTAAGAGACTTAAGAAAAGGTGCAGCTTGGAACCTTAAATGGGACTACAATGAGTGGAAATATGGTGGAAACGGAAACGCAACACTACAAGGATACACTCAAAAGGATTGGAACCAAACGTTAATTACTAAAATTAACCAATTATCGGCTCAAATCCATAAAACTACACTTAGAGGTGGTGCTAACTGGATCGTTGTTTCTTCTGAAGTTTCAGCTGTATTCGATGACTTAGAGTACTTCCACGTATCTAACGCAGGTGCAGAACAAGATCAGTACAATATGGGTATTGAGAAAGTTGGTACTTTAGCAGGAAGATACCAAGTGTATAGAGATCCTTACTTCCCAGCGGGTAAAGTATTGGTTGGACATAAAGGAAAGTCGTTGTTAGACGCAGGGTACATTTACGCACCTTACGTACCGTTACAACTTACACCTACAATGTACAATCCATTCAACTTTACACCGATCAAGGGTATCATGACGAGATACGCTAAGAAAATGGTTAATAACCGTTACTTCGGTGTAATCAACGTTGCAGGATTACAAACATTCAACTTAGATACTTTAAGATAATATATCTTTAAGTTCTATTAATATTAAAGGGGATCGATTCGGTCCCCTTTTTTTATTGCAATATTTTCTGTATATTATAAGTTATGATATGGAAAGATTACTTTGTTAGTATTGCAGAACAAGTTAAAGAAAAGTCTAAAGACATTAAGACTAAAATAGGTGCCGTTATTGTTGGTAAAGATAATGAGATATTAAGTACGGGATATAACTCATTCCCAAGAGGACTAAACGATAATGTGGTTCAGAGACAAGAACGACCTGAAAAATACTTTTGGTTTGAACATGCAGAAAGAAACGCCATATATAATGCAGCGAGAATAGGTGTATCATTAAAACAATCCACAGTATATCTAACTTCAGGACTACCATGTATGGACTGTGCAAGGGGTTTGGTACAATCGGGAGTAATAAAGATTGTATGTAAAAAACATTGTACTACTAAAAATTCAGGTAAGTGGAAAGAAAGTCAAGAACGATCTCTTATTTTGTTGAATGAGTGTGGGGTAGAAGTCGAGTTTTATTAAGTTTTCTTATTTTAACCTTTAAATCACCCGTCCCCTTAATAACTCTATGGAATTCACCTTCGGGGATATTAATAACTAACCCTTTAGTTATTTTAATTGGTAATTTATTATCCATTTGAAATGACCAATCACTCTCGTGTAAAAAAGTAACCTCACGATCTTCGTTATCGAAGTGCCATTTTAATTCAGATTCATTTATATCTTTTGAAAACACTCGTGTACTGTGGTTGTCGGATAATATTTCTCTATATGGTAAAGTATCCCCCATTAAAGTTTAAAGTTTGTTCTTTTACTTTGTTTAATAATGTCCATTAATGAGTTAAAAACGTCTTTCTCATTAATGTAAAGTCCTCTAATTATTATTCTACCATATTCTATTAAAGAAACCCCTGTTTCCCACTCATCATAGTCTTTACCCACATCACCTTCTTCCATTGCTATGGTAGCAAACATAGTTAAACTTTCTTCTACCATTTCGGCATTGTCTTTATCTAATCTATTATATGTGTAACGACCATCTTCATCCTCATCTTCTTCAGGATACATATCGGCCATATAATAGTCAATATCTACCATATCAGTGTGAGATAAATATTTAATTTTTGTCTGTTTGTTTCTTACGATAAACAAACCAGTTTTCTTATCCCATAACAATAAATCAAACTGATCTTCAACGTCATCAAGTTCATCATCATAAAACCCCATACCCGAGGAATCAGGATACTCTGGTGGGTCGTAATAACCTTCAAATAAATCGTAAAGTTTCATATTACCAAGGATTAGAGGATTTTATACCTAACGCCTTACGATATCTTGCAATATTACAACTCCAATATCCCGCCTTAGTACGATCTTTCTTTTCACTACACTTATGTCTAGCTCTAAATGATTTAGCCGCCGCTTTGTTATTATTTCTAACTTTTAATTTCGGGTCACCAAAGGTTACTTTTTTAATAGTTCCTTTTGGAGTTTTCACGTATACCGCAAACTTCTTAGGTCCACCTGGTGTTCTAAAAGGTTTGTTTAATTTAACATTTCTACCTCTGTGTTTAGCCTCAACTAAATGTTCGTCTTGATTTTCCACAAATGGAATGTCTAAATAAACTTCTTTACCCTCATATAATCCTGTTTGTCCTAAATCAGTCTTTATTAAATCTAAATCGATTCCTGAGACTTCTAAGACATTATCTTCACTTAATTGACGTACTTCATTATATATATTGAAAAACTCATTAGAATAGATCCTATATACATTCTCGACGATTGGTAGGTTATTATCTATATGGTATTGTAGTCCTTCACTTAAAACTTTAGACTCATTTACTAAATTAAGTTTAGGTTCTTGAATGTCTAATTTTTTTTGTTCTAAATTGTGGAAAACCAAAGAGATTATTCTGTTCTCATCAATACTAGTGTATGTAGGGGTATTTCCCTTACCCTTCTTATTACTTTTTCTTTCTGCACGTCTTTTTTGACGAGTCATTTTCTTTTTATCTTTCTTAGTATATGAACTTGTGGTTTTAGGAGTCTTTTTACTGACTTTTTTGGACGGTCTACATTTAGGGTAACCTTTTCTCTTCTTGTCACCATCCGCATCTTTACGACCACATGGTGGGTGTTTACCATCTATTTTTCTAGATACATCAACCCATTTTTCTTTAAACCAACGACCCAAATCTTCTTGGAGGACCTCACCATTTGATAGGCAGTCTTCCATATATTTTTTATCTTCTTCGTTGATATGTATTTTCATTTTTCTATATTATTTCTTTGGTGTTGATGGTGGGTTTAAAAATTCTTGAAATTTCTTAGTTAGTTGTTCAAGTTCAGGATCATTCATACCATCAAGTAGATCACCTGAATATTGTTTTATAAACGATGGTGTTACAAACATGTAGGTATCTTTATGTATAGTTAACTCAGTACTTGTACTATGTTCTTTTATACAAGGTCCTATAGACAATGCTTGTGAATTTTGTTCAGTATCAAAAGTACATACAATAGCACTAATGACGGGCATACCTAACAAGTACTCACATACGAATATAATGTTACTTGCCTTCTTTGATGTATGATCCTTATTTCCTGAAATAGTTAATCCCTCTTTTCCAACCGAACTAACCATCGCCTTTGCAAATGCTAATCCTCCAACACCTGTGGCTAGTCCAAGAACCCCTTCTAATAGTTCCTTAGAAAACGTAGCTCCCCAAGAATTAGATTTATGATTAACATCTTCTTCATTAACGTGTACGAAACAACCCGAAGAGTCTATTATTTTTTGTAATGCATCATAATCATAAAGAGATTTACCTTCATTATCCAACGCCTTTGTCATTGCACCAAAAAATACGGATACTTCCGCAAATACGTCTCTTACTTCTTTTTCTATTGTTGCATTGGTCATATCAGTAGTTGCCATCATGATATTACCTGTTTCATTAAATACAAACCCTTTTTTAACTTCTTGGTTATTTGGGTCTTGTTGTGTTACTTTATCAGCCATATTATTTTATTTAAAATTTTATTTTTTCTTTTTACAGTATGAACCTGAACATCTTTTTTTACCATCTAAACCTTTAATTTTTCCTTTACAAACTTGGACCGCATAACCATTGGCATATGCACTTGGGTAAACGTCGAATTTAGATTTAGCCGCAGATATTCCTCTTGAACATAATTTGTTTTTCTTTTTTTTCTTTGCTTCGTGTAATTCATGACCATCTTCAGTTTGATTCATTAGGAAATCTAAAACTTGGTCCATATTTTCCTTCGCAACACTAACGTGGTCGTCTGCCCAATCATGACCATTTTGTAATATATCTTCGATTACATTTTTATCTAAGTTTAAAAGAATATCACATTGTCTACGTATTTGTTCAAGATTACTAAAGAACATATAATTCTCTGTTCTCTCTTCGTTGAGTGTGTTTAAATGTTTTTTTATTAATTTTTTAATATTGTCCATATCTAATAAGTATTTTATTTTTCGGATACAATTTCGAATTTTATTGCTTCGGGATAAAAAATCTCCTCGTTATGTTTAATACCCTTCACTTCTATGTAATATTCTCTTGGTATTAGTATTGAAGTATCTAACATAAAACTATTTTCATTGGTCACATCCATGTAAGTCCAATCAAAAACATTTACATTACTTACCCCCTCTTTAATATAGATACGATAGAAAACCTCATCAAACAATTCGTTTGTTGATTTACTAATTGTCCTAAATATTGTGGTTAGTTTTCTTACTTCACCCGATTTGATTTTTTCATTTTGTTTTATACCTGAATATTGTACAATATATTTATTGGATTCTTTTTGATTTTCACCAATACTAAATTTAGAAGAATATGGTTTAGGTATAAATTTTTGTGTTATATCGGGAAAAGTGTTTCCCTCGATTTTAATTCCTTTCCACACATCGTAGAAGAAACGTTTACCGTCACAAACCAATCCATCTATACCTAATATAACTCTGTAAACTCCTTTTCTAACTTTTTCAACAGTAAGATCGGTTAAACCAGATATCGGAGTTTTAGTTGAGTCTAAAATATCAACACTTGGTATTTGATCTAAGTCAAAGAAGTTGGTTTCTTTATTCACATATAAAAATAAATTCTGATCTGTTTTTTCTATAAAATTTTCACGGTCATCAATAATCCTATCATCGAAGTTGGTTTCTAAGTAAGGTTCAAAAAATGTCTGTGTATATTTTGTAAAGAATGCAACCGATTGGTCTACTTCAGATGACAGATCTTCATAAAGAGGTTCAAATGCAACACCCAAACCATAATTTACTGTAGTACCCGTTAAAATTCCGTTTACATAATCTGTTATATCTACATCTAAATTTTCATTACCATTATCAAACTGTTGTTCACCAATAATAGTTGGGTTATTAGAGTATATTCCCTCTGCAGACCATGCGTCTAAAGTTGTCCTTGAGAACCAATTTGAAGGTCTTACATCAAAAGTATCATTTCCTGTGGTGTAATCATATCCTGAATCTTCATAATCAAAACCAACACCCTCATCCCAATACTGATCTATTTTAAATAATATAAGTTTAAATGAAGTGGTTCTTTCTCTTCCTGTACCTCTTTTTGCACCTAAGAATGTCTCATCCCCAAAAATAGTGTTGGTCATGTGAATTCTATGTACTGTATTTGAGTTCAGGACGTAATCACCATTATCCACTTTAGATTTTAAACCATCTAAATCTAATTTTAGGATAAACTTAGAAAACCCTGACCCATAAAAAATTTCAGTTGCAGGGTTTTTAGAGGTATTAACCTTTAATCCTTTAATTATTGTATTGTTTTTCTCAAAATATGAACGATAGTATGACATCTTGTAATTAGTTTCTTATATAAATATCACTTAGTTTATTCTAATCGACTTATTTAAGATGTCATTTTCAAGTGTTTTTCTGAGTTCTACTAATTTATCCCAATCCGAGTAACCATTTTTTACCATTGGTTTTGTTGGTTGGTGGGCATGACCCGCAATAACTCTTGTTAAAATATCTAAATAATCCAACAAGGTTTCACCTCTCACAGTTGCGTAGGTGTTAGGTTCAATCGAAGAGAGAAGTTCTTCTTGAGTGTATTCATATTTGTTTAACTTGTTGAATAATATTTTTTTAGTCCCCACAACATTTGTGTCGGTAGATATCATAAAAATTCTATCAGAAGATAATGTACTAAATGACTGTTCAAGTGTTGAAGAAACTGTTTTAAGTATTTTTTCTTTTTTCTTTTCTGTTTTTGGTTTTGGTGTTGGTTCATTCGGACTATAAACTAGACCTGAACCCATTACCGTAGTTCCAAGACAAGAAGGTGTCACTTTACTTAAAAAGGTAGGGTTAGTTAATGTTCTCACAGGTCTGTAATAAAACGGGTGTAAATCTATTTTGGGTAGATTACCGTCGAACTTTCTAATACCCTCGGAATTCATTTCACATATGGTTTTCCGTATGGTTATATATGCTAACTCATAACTATCAACAGTTTGGGAGAATGATGGTGACGACAAGGTACCATCTGTATTAATTAATTTAATTTGTTCAGAATAGTCTGATAGGTCTTGAGCAACATCACTGTTAAAGACGTTGGTGTTAAATGTTTGTCCGTAAATTTTCTTTACTTCATAAATGTACCAATCAATAACGTATTCCGACTGACCAGTTTGACTATTATTAATATTATACTCAACTATATAGGAAAGTTTTTTGAAGGGTACTGAGGTCACTTCAGTCTCTTCTTCTTTAATTTCTTGTTTTGTTCCAAATTTTTTCAAACTTAGAATTGATCTCTTTTCGGAAAGTATGGGGTAGTTTATTATATCGGTCCTAACTTTATCCGACGAACTATCTTTAGACACTAATTTACCACCTCTAAGAGTTAAACCATTTTCAGTGAATAAAACATCTGAACCATAGGGTCCATATATTGCGTAGTCTTTAAGATTAGATAATGTCCCTTCTGATTTTTCTTTAACATATGTCCCATTTTCTGAGAATACGTTGTTCATTTTTTTAACGTTAGATCCGTAACTAGTATTTTCTACTTGTCTAGCGTTAGTTTGACTTTGGAAATCATGTACTGTGGTGAATGGTCCTGCTATGTATTCCCTGTTAACTAAATCATTTTCAGGATTATATACAATTATTTTTACCGCCTGACCTATTTCAGGTATAAAATTAATATTTGTGGGTAGAAATGGATTGGCAATGAAAGGATCGTTATCGTCCCATGGTTCATATTCCCTTGACTTCTCTATAGGTCCTGTGGGTGTACCTGTAAGTTTAACGCGTATTCTACCAATCCCCTTAGGGTCGACATTATTATCAACAATCGCCAAACTTATAATACTACTCATTATTTGTTCACTCTATTTAACATCTCATCGTTTATATTATTGTACAATTGCTCAATCTTATCCAAATGTTTAGTTAATTCTACAATACTATATTTTGTCTTTTCAAACTCATCATTTAAAAACTCTAAACCTTCCTCTAAATCTTTATTAGATTTTACTGAAGGTTCATTTGAAACCTCTAAAACTTTTTTTAAATCCATATTAGAACATTTTACCTGAAAAATTAATAAACCCTGGAGGTATAGGTATTGGTCCCATAGGAGACGCCAATACTGTAAACTTATTACCACCCTTGATGTGTGAGTTAGTGTCTATTTCTTCACTTTGACCATCTATCATACTTTTTACCATTCCCATCATTTCATTGGCCTCACCATATACAGGTCCCGTATTAAGACCCAAACCGGCCATTCTCTCAGCCGCGTTCATATACGCTCTATCCGCACTATACCCCGGTAACAAATCTGAAAAACTAAGTAATATACCAGGTATATTGATTGTGGGACCTCTCATATTTATCGCCCCTAATATCGTGTCTATTATTGCTTGGAATATTGCCAAACAATTATCAAGACCACGAGCCAATATTTTTCTAATAAGTGCGATAATTGCTAAAAGTATTCTTCTGAATCTTTTAAATTTATTTGTGATTATCTTTAACGCAATTTCTTTAACAAAATTTAAAAGGTCTCTTTTAATAAATCCCCAAAACTCTTTTATAAATCTCCAAAAAACATCTTTTATTATTTTGAAGAATAGTTTTGAAAGTTTTTTCATTATGTCTTTTACATCACCCGCAAATCCCTTTATCTGTTTCCATGCAACAATTATAGGGAACATCATTTTAGGTGATATTATTGATGAAACTAATGCCTTTGGTACATTTAAGATAAATAAATTTATAAGTTCTAAATTAATATTATCTATTGGTGCAAAATTGTCACTCTGTATTGCTGAGTTATTTGCCGCGTTTGCCAAGGTTGAATCCACTAATTGACCTAAATCTCCATTTTGTGAAAGGTAAACGAAATCTTCAAAATTCTCCGATGAAGAAGGAACTTCGAAATTACCACAATCTACGAATCTAAGTACTTTACGATATCTTGCATCTTCATCATCTAAATCTATACCCTCTACATCATTGAAATCGAAATACGATTCAATATCTTGGTCGTTCTCATTAAATTGTTTACTCGTTGTTTGTATAAGTCCCGAATCTTCCTTTGGTGAGTTACATATTTTAAATAACTTATTACAGAGTTTGTTTAATTCATTAACCGCCTTATCAAAAACAGGTGGATTCTCACCATCTCCTTGTAAAGTCATTAACATTGCGGTTTTAACAATATATTCAAAACTAGGTTGTTCAATACTACTGTAGTAATCCCCAACAAACTGACCTACCTTAGGTACGGTACCACCACCACCTTGTAATCCACTTACATCGTACTTTTGAGTACCGGCATTCCAATTTAAATCAAATAAACTCGCACCTGAATTGGAACTAAAAGTGTATGGGTTTGAGAAAGTGTCGTAAAAATCTCTATTCATTTTTACATTACCCGTACTACTATTTGGGTCCTCATACATTATTAGACCTACTTTGGAGTTGGGTTCGTTTTGTAAAACTTCTAAGAAGTCAAACTCTTTAGGTGAAATAGACATTGTGTTTGAGGGCATATCCGTATCTACACCACATATACTTGTCTCCTCATCTACAAACAATACTTTTTTAACGGCATCTGCAACAATATTTTTAGAGTCTTCAGAGGTTATCCTTGCCGACTCCATTGCATATTTCTTAATCTTATTACCTGATATTAATTTATCATTAACCTGAATATCGTTACTTTTATTACTAAGAAATCCAGACGCAACATCTATAATAGAACTAAATATATCTGTCTTTTCACCCTTTTTCTTAAACTTAGATTTTAAACCGTCTATCTTGGTTTGTAATAGTTTATCGGTTTTGGTTATACCATCCGCATAAATGTCATATAATTCGTCAGTGTTTAATTTAGGATCATCATTGATCTTTTTAATCACATCGATTTTAGACTTTAATTTATTTCTAAGTTGTTTAACCTTACTCATTACATCTTATAATTTTGAGTATTATCTGTGGGTTCATCATCCTCTCTCATAAGTTTTTCCAGTAAAATTCTATCCTCTTCGGATAGGTCCATTTTACCCCCTGACTGTGGACCACTACCTCCTGTTTGTTTAAGGAGTGTACTTTGTAATTTCACAAGGGAAATTTTCTTTTCAGTACAATCGTTCATGATCTTCTGTTGTTCTTTAATAACTGGTCCAATTACACTCATATCTTCCGCTTCTTTCATAAAACTCAACATCTTTTTAGTAATCATACTAGCCGTCTGTTTTTGTTCAACAATGTCGTTATATATTTCTTGCATAAGTGCAAGTGCAGAATCAGTATCTAAAGACAATAAATTCTTTTTCCTTCTCATACCTATAAATAGATTGTTCTAGTAATTTATAAAATCTAACTTCAATACCTCATAGAGTTTTTTAAACTTTTTCATAGCAACTCTTATTTCTTTGGTAGATAGTGAAGTCATCTCACGTAAGGATAATAGAATTAAGTTTTTATTAAACTTATTACCTTCACCCACTTGAAATATCTTTTCAAAGTTGGTAAAGACCTCAACAAGGGCATATCCTAACTTCTGTTCATTCTCATTAAGGGTTTCTTCTTCGATAAATTTTTCTAATTCAACCGTAAGTTTATTTACGACATCCTTATAATCTATAATTTCTTCGTCTATAATGTAAGAAAGGTCTGCCCTATCTTCAATCCGTGAGGATATGTCTTCATAGGAAACAGACCTGTTCATTAGTTTTTGGTCTTTCTGTATTGTACCCATAAGGTAATTTTTACAGATAGTACCGAAATAGGAATATGCTTTATAATTTTTAGTCGTATCAAACTTACTGATCTTAGTCATTAAAAATGATAATGTATCAGTATGTATTTGTTCGAAATTATAGTCTTTCCTATAAAGTTTGTAACGGCGAATTATACTTTCCACCATTATTTTGAGAGGTTCTCTTAAATATTCATTAAATATCTTATTCTTTTCGTCTTCGTTTTCTGATTCTAAAAATCTTACTACCGCTTGTTCTTGCTCCTCCCCAAAGTACATTTTTTGGGTTCTTTTTCTGGGCATTAATTGTCTACGTATTCTACTTCTCGTTTATTCTTGAAGAAAAATTCTTTTTTAGCGGTCTCCAACCAAAACTTAGCTTCACCATCACCTAATTTGTGATCGTCTGAGTTTTTATAGGACCAAAATAATGAGTCTTCTCTAAAGTTTACATGTCTATACCCAACTTGAGGGATAGTGGCCACTTTAGCACCGTTATGAGTTAATCTCAATAAAAATTCATAACTAAATGTGAGTTTAATATTATCTTTAAATGAACCATTTTCTTTAATAACTTCTGTTTTATAGAAACCACCACTTGTTTGGTAATTTTGATAATCTAAAAGTATTTCATTACTTAGTTCTCCTTGGTTCTCACTGAAACCATATGCCCAAACAGATTCATTTGTAAAATTCAAAAGTTTACCTTCAGAATTAACATCTTTAACGATTGGTAATAGGATATCCGCGTCGGGGAAAAGAGTATGGTATGTTCTAAATGACTTAATCCAATTAGGTGTGTATTCATCATCTATCTCCAATATTGAAAACCATTCAGTTTCACAATTATCAATTCCCAAATTTACTTGAGAACAGAAACCTGTGTCCCCTTCATTGATTACTATATTAACATCTAATTTATCTGAAATACTATCTTTTTTTAGATCTCCCAAGACATTTTTAGGTCCCACTAATAATAGGGAGACATCGTCATGAAACTGTTCTACAGAAAGTATTGCTCTTGAAAACATTTCATTATATTCACCTTTCAAATCGTGAATAGGTAATATTACGGTTATATTTTTCATGCTGTTTCTTCTTGTTTTAATTTATCCAACGCTTCTGACAATACCTTTAATCTTCCTTCTTTAAGTGAATTAAAAATAGATGTCACATTGTTATCGATTATATCACTATCGTATGGTATTAGTGTTTCTCTCATTTTTTCTTTTACTTCGTCAGTAATTGTTACGCCTTCCAACCACGCTAAAACGTAAGTACCTAGTAGTTCTACAATTTTATTTAAATCATAAGTCCATATACCATTCTCGGACAACCACTCAGGTTCTGTTGTAGGTATTTTACCAATAACTGGTACTTCACACTTCATTGACTCCAAAGGGAACGTCCCAAAAGTAGAATCATCGTCCATCCAAACAGAACAAATACATTCTTTTAATTGGGTAGAAAATTCTTCATAGGTTAATTGTACCATATCTTTAAATGTAACCCATCTTAGTTGAGGGTACTTTAAATAGAATTCTGATATTACTTTTCTATGTTGACCTCGGTCTCTCGCACTAATGGCAATAAAAGGTTTGGTAGGGTTTTCTGAAGGAGAGAATCCATCACCAATCTTTGGTGGATTTACGTGAATCAAATTCTCAGGGAAAATACTTTTTATATATTCCTTAGATTTTTGTGTTGTTGTAATTACTTTATCAAAACCATAATCACTCCATCTACTACCAACAGGTAGGGTTTCAAATATATATTCGGTTTGTTGTACTAACATAACCTTAGTACATTTAACTGATGCCAGTTGTTCAAGTACGTTAGAGTAGTATTCAGGTACCACTAAAATATCTTCAATACCCATTTGAACTTGATCCTCTTTTATACTCACAATTGGTATATCTTTAAATCTGTCACCTAACCACGAATTAACACCTACGTAGTTTTTATCTTCAACTAAAATGTATGCATCTAACCCACTTTCTCTTAAAGTGTGTACGGTGTCATATATGTATTTAACTGACGCCCTTGCATTTGTTTTAGTGTCATATGTAAGAAAGTATAACTTATGTTTGTTAGATTTTAACCTATCATGCGCACTTTCTATTTTTTCCAAGTTTTCTATTTTTTCACTCATATTCTTCTTTAACTAAAATACCATATTTTATTAGTGTGTTAAACGCAAATTTAAATGGTAATGATAATTCTGAATTAAGTAATCCTAACCCGTTATCGTCCACCACATTCTCAGTTAAAATAGTATCTATACATTGTTTAACCGCATCGTATTTAAACACGTTTATTGTTTGTTCCACTTGTAGTGGTTCCCCCTTATCATTCTTGATCGGTTCGACTTCTAATTCGCACGTCTCAGTAATTTTGCTAATGTTGAGATAATAATATTCTCCGAAGATTTCAACCATGTCTTATCTATTTCTGTTAATTTATGTATTTCTAATTGATTTGTAAAGTGTTGGTTATAGTCAGTATTGAACTTTACAACCTTCTTATTTTTAGGACAATGATCAATAACTGTTTTATTGTCCGTTATCCATAAATCACAATTTTTCCAAAGTTTAGGTATTTCACTAGACATGGTAAACTTAACGTTATTACCCATAAAACCGTTTTTAGAAAGAAAGAACAATGTAGATGGTTTAGATTTACCTAATTGATCTAAACCTATCAGAGTAAAGTTGTGTTCCTTATTTTCATATATAAGATTATTTAAATCATGAAATGCCTTTAAATAACTTTGATTTGCATGTCCAAATATTTCCATAGCATAATCAATGAAAATAAAATTATCAAACTCACTTTTAGATTGGTATAAATAACTCTCTAATAAGAAGTTATTTTTAACTGGTTCTATAACACCGTACTCAAACGAATTCTCCTCATCGGTCTTTTCATCAGACTCCCTATCTAAATAATAATCTTTATAGTGGTAATCAAACTTTGCAATTGTGTTACGTAAAACCCCATCTATGTTTATTAAAATCTCCATATTAATAATATAATAAATTTATTGTTATAAGTAAAGTTAATCGTATCTTTTTAATATCTTACCAATTATTGGGTTTCTAACAATGTCCTTAGTTCCAAACTC